TGTCCAGAAAAAGCGGCCACCCCCCGAATCAGAATTTTAGCACCAAGGTGGTTCCCACCTCAGCCACCACGCGGTGTTTTGATCAGTTGAGCCAGCCAAGCGACTGAGCCTTGGCGAAGGCAGCAGATCCTAAGGGTGAGGAACTGATGTTCCTTGTTCGCGGACCTTTCGGTAGAAGACATTCAGGCGCTCCGAGATAATCGGCAAACGCGTACAGTTCGACGACGAAGCATGGCAGGCGCTTGACTAGCATCGCGCGCGGCTACTGACACGTGAGAGCAATTCTTGTTGAATCTCCCTCGGGCTGCCCGCCCTATGCGGCGAACGCCGAGGGCGGCGCTCCATTCCACCCCGCGTTCTAGGGTACGGGCGTCCATCGGGACGCGTGTACATTAAGGGAGCCATGCAATGGATACCACCACCCTGCTGATCATCATTTTGCTCATCTTGCTTGTGTTTGGTGGTGGCTACTACGGTCGGGGTCGTTGGTGGTAGTTACCGGATTTCCCGGACCGTAGCATGACGAAGGTATTTGGTCCCCGAAAGATGACGAACGCGGGCCGTGAGCTGTGGCTTGACCCACTGAGCATCAGGGAATCGCAATTGAGGAATTGGGCTGCGTTCGAGTTTGCTTGTTTGTAGCCGGGCACTCAATTCGTCTCTTTCGACACCGGATAGAACGATGAAGGCGGAGCCTGCGTATGCCAGCCCCTCCGCGTCAACCCGAGCCAGCAACGCCAGCGGCGCCCTCGTTTTACGATCACGCGTGGTGCCGATGATAACAAACGAGCCTTCGGTGAAGCATTTTGTCTTCAGCCAAGTCTTGCTGCGACCACTTCGGTATTTCGATGAGCCGAGTTTGGAAACGATCCCTTCAAGCTGATGATCCGCACAGGCTCTAAAGAATGCAGCAGCCTCTCCGGTGAACTCTTCGCTGAACAGAAACGGGTATTCACTCGGAATAAGCTCTTTCAGCTTGGCCCTTCGCTCCAGCAAGAACAATGACTTCGCCATCGATTATTGCCGAGCGACATCCAAGTTTAGCTGCTGCCTTCGTTATGCCGGGGTAGCGCTCCGTCCAATCGAAGCCATTGCGGGTATAGGCACTTGCTTTGCGGCGCTCGATGATTAGGAGCGTGCGGTATCCGTCGTGCTTTACTTCGTGAATCCACCCAGCGCGAGGAGGAGGGAAAGGAACAGCAAATTGAGGGGAAAGCCATTTCCAAAAGGAGTAAGCGGCAACCCAGGAGGTCGCCCCAAAGTGTTAGGTGATGTGCAGGAGCTTGCGCGTCAGAAGTCGCCAGAAGCGATCACCACGCTTGCCAAAATTATGCACGATGAGAAGGCTCCGCCCGCTGCCCGTGTGGCAGCTGCGAATGCATTGCTTGATCGGGGTTATGGCAAACCGACTCAGCCGATCTCACAGACGTTGTCCAAGGTCGACCCAAGCATGATAAGTGATGAGGAGTTGGCGGCGATTGCGATAAACGGGGCCACGGTGAATGCACAAGCACACTGATCCCGCGAGTGCAGCAGCCGAACTCCTCAAAAGACGATTGATACGGAACAGCCTGACCGAATGGGCACGCCATAAGGGCTTTGAGCCTGCGCCTCACCATCAGCTCTTCATCAGAGAGATCGAGGCGTTCCTCAAAAGTGAGGATGAGGTGCTGTTGCTGTTTGCACCACCTGGATCCGCCAAGAGCACGTATGTATCGGTTTTGCTGCCCTCTTGGTATCTCGCCGCCAACCCTACCTACAGTATTCTGGCAGCTACCCACAACGTTGAGTTCGCCGAGCGCTGGGGCAGACGAGTTCGTAACGACATCGCAGGCGATGCCCATGTGCTTGGCATTTCGCTGTCAGAGGACAGCAAGGCCGCTGCACGTTGGTCACTGACCACCGGAGGCGAGTACTACGGCGTTGGCGCTGGTGTCGGCATCTCGGGCTTCCGTGCCAACCTAGGCGTTGGCGATGATCTGTTTGGCTCTCGCGAGGACGCCTATAGCGACACTGTGAGACAGAAGCGCTGGGACTGGTATGTTGATGACTTCTCGGCTCGTCTGAAGCCTGGTGCCAAGCGCATCCTCATGAATACGCGTTGGCACGAGCAGGATGTGGCTGGGAGGGTGCTTGAGAGATCGAGCGCAAGGAGATCAAAGGCCGGGTGATTTCGATTCCTGCAATCGCAGAAGAGAATGATCCCTTGGGCCGTCAGCTAGGTGAATACCTGTGGGATGATCCAAGCGGATATAACTACGGCGCCTTCTTAAGAGCCCGTCAGCGCGAGACCAGCCGATGATGTGGGCTGCTCTTTATCAGCAGCACCCAGCGCCAGAGGAGGGCGATTACTTCAGGGCAGAATGGCTCAAGCCTTGCGAGAAGATTCCCCCTAGAGAGACCATGCGCATCTATGGAGGATCAGATTGTGCCGTCACGGCAGACGGCGGTGACTACACGGTGCATTTCGTTATGGGGATAGATCCCGAAGGCCGGATGTACCTTCTCGACCGCTGGCGCAAGCAATCTTCATCTGACGAGTGGATCGAGGCGTTCTGTAACCTGGTGCTAGAATGGAAGCCGATGGCTTGGGCCGAGGAGAAAGGGCAAATCAGCGCCGGCGTGGGACCGGCTCTCGATCGACGCCAAAGAGAACGTAGCGCCTATTGCTATCGACAGCAGTTTCCTACGCGCGGGGACAAGGCGGTGAGAGCACAATCAATCCGCGGCCGCATGGCCCTGGAAGGCCTTCACGTGCCCACGAGTGTGCCCTGGTATGCTGAGTTCAAGAGCGAGCTTCTGAGTTTTCCAGCCGGCAAGCACGATGATCAGGTCGATGCTTTAGGTCTCATCGGGCAGTTGCTTGATCAAATGGTGCCCGGGCAGAATCCGAAACCACCTCAGAAGCCGAAGCTTGACACTGGCTATCGTCCTCTGAGCCTGGGAGAGCGACCCCTCGATTGGATGATGTTCTAGGCCGTGTACTCATAAATCGAGATTGGTAAGCAGGGGGGTTAGTGACTGTCTGCTTTGCCCCCAAAAGCGGACATTCGTCAGCGCATTGTGCATGTCTGCTTTGTGCCACAAGCAGACATCCACATACGCACCCACAATGTCCGCTTGTCCCCGAAGCGACTTCGAGGTGACTCTCGCCAGCAATAACCCTAGCGAAGGTGGATCGTGGCATAACGCCGATGCCGGTCGAAACCCCCAGAAACAGACGCAAGTTGCGCCGCGAATTCAGGCGGAAGGGCTACAGGGCCGTTTACCTAGAGGTCAACGGCTATCCCCCAGGAAAGCGCGAGCTCGCCCATGAATGGCTGCGCGAGCAAGAACGAGCTTCAGATCGTCGCAAGCGCTGGATCTCCGCTCTGATCATCGTGGTTGGCACTGCGGTGGTGGTAATCGCGGCCTATCTCGCGGCCTTACAATTGAGGTGGCTTTAGGACAAAGCACCGCCCAGGCAACCCAGGCGGTCTCAAACTCAGGCGAGACCACTGGCGGCCGTTCCCTCCGGGATGTCCCTCCTACCCTATGTCAACTTCAGCCGTGCCAGGCAAACGTCGAGTCACTGATGGATGCTATGCCGGCGAGCCATGCACGCACGACAGGGTAGCGCCGGCCACCATGCCCCACCGTCAGCGAAGCTTCACGGCGCGAAGGAATAGGGGCGCGCCTCTACTTTGGGAGATGACCCGAACGGCTTTTTCGGGCGCAATAACGCTGCTGCTCGAATGGAGCAGTCATGGAGCTGAGTTGAGGCAGCTTGTATGAAGTTTTAGAAAGGCCTTGGGGTCAATCTTGCCTGCTGGCGTTGCCGTCTGCCTTTGCCGCTTCCTTAAACCCCGCAGTACGATCCGTTGGTGCGTTTGGCGTTCTCGCCTTTGGAAATACGGGTGGTGGGAAGTCCGCATTGAGCCGATCGACGATGATGACTCGCTTTAGGGAAGCTTCTGCGGGAACGCTGAACGCCACCACAGCCGCCGCTATAAGCCCGGCTACCAGAA